GCTGACCTGATGATACTTATTGGTAAGACACAACAAGCAGAAGGAGAAGAGGAAGACCCTATCAGATACTTGAACATAGCTAAGAACAAACTGAATGGTTACCAAGGTAAGATTACTTGTATGCTTGACGGTTCAAGATCAGTGTACTCAGCATGAGACTAGTGCTAGACGTAGAGAATACTGTCACCAAGCGTGACGATAAGAATCACATTGATCCCTTTGAGCCTGGCAATCATTTGGTACAGGTAGGGTATCTGGATGCTGATGATCCTAAAGCTACACTTACTATCAAGACACTAGATCATAACGAATCTAAGGATGACACAGGCTTCCATAGACTAGAGATACAGTTGACACTAGACAACACTGACCTACTAATTATGCACAACGCACAGCACGACTTGATGTGGCTATGGGAGTGTGGTTTCAAGTATGACGGTGCTATCTATGACACTATGCTTGCTGAGTATATACTTGATCGTGGACAGCGTAACCCACTAAGCCTTGCTGCTTGTGCAGAACGTAGACAACTAGAGGTACAGAAGGATGACACACTCAAGAGATACTTCAAGGAAGGTAAGAACACAAACGAGATACCGTTGGAGGAACTCTGCTTTTATCTTGAGCATGACTTGCTTACTACTAGTGAGCTGTTCCACTCTCAAGAAGCAGACTTCGCCAAGCCTGAAGCTGCCTCCCTTAGTGCAATCAAAAGAGTTACCTTCAACACCTGCAAGACCCTCACAGAAATCTATATGGCAGGATTCAAAGTTGATCTTCAAGAGTTGGAACGAGTAAAGAAGGAGTATGAAAATGAGAAAGCGGAAATCGAAACACGTCTGCAAAAGAAAGTCAGGGAAGTTATGGGCGACACTCCGATCAACCTACGCTCTCCTGAACAGAAGTCACAGGTCTTATTCAGCAGAAGAGTACATGACAAGAAAGAATGGGCTGATCTCTTCGAGTTCACACAGACACCGCAAGAATTTAAGGATGCCGTTGCAGCCAACTCGTCACCGATCTACAGGACACAGGCATACACCTGTCCTAGTTGCGAAGGGCAGGGTAAAGTATACCGAATTAAGAAAGATGGAACTAAGTTTGCAAGACCTAATAAATGCAAAGATTGTGATGGGATAGGTTACAAACTAAAGGATAGTAAACAGATAGCAGGGCTACGCTTTACTGCACCAAGTAAGAAGTGGGTCAGTGCTAATGGATTCAACACAGGTAAGGATGAACTAGATGTACTTTCTTCAACTGCTAAACAAAATAGAATGGACGAGGCTTTTAATTTCCTTTCTGATCTTAAACGTCATAATGCTATTAGCAGTTATCTATCTGCTTTTGTCAACGGAATACGGACATATACTAAGGCAGACGGATTCCTGCACGTTGGACTTACACAGCATATTACAGCCACTGGACGTTTCAGTGGAAGAAATCCCAACATGCAGAACATGCCAAGAGGAGGAACATTTCCAGTAAAGAAAGTATTTGTATCACGATTTGATAATGGATTAATAATGGAGGCCGACTTTGCACAACTTGAATTTAGGACAGCAGCGTTCTTGGCACAGGATGAAACAGCGATGGAAGAAATCGCAACTGGTTTCGATGTACATGCTTACACAGCAAAAGTTATTACTGATGCAGGGCAACCAACATCACGTCAAGAAGCTAAAGAACACACGTTTGCACCACTCTTTGGAGCAAGCGGTTATGGACGTACAAAAGCTGAAGCAACCTACTACACCCACTTCAATGAGAAGTACAAAGGCATAGCTAACTGGCACAGGAACTTAGCTGACGAGGCACTACGCTTCATGAAGATAACAAACATATCTGGTAGGCAGTATGCTTTCCCTGATGTGACAAGACGTAGCAGTGGTGTACCAACGCACTTCACAATGATAAAGAACTATCCAGTGCAGGGCTTTGCTACTGGTGATGTAGTGCCAGTGGTACTCAATGAAATGCATGAACGTTTACGACATATGAAGTCGTGTTTAGTTAACACTGTACATGATTCTATGGTAGTAGATGTACATCCTGACGAGAAAGACTTAGTGTTGTCTCTTGTTTGGACTATGAACCAAGACTTAAACAATATAATAGAGGAGACATATGGCATAAAGATGAATGTGCCTATGCTTTTAGAAGCAAAAATAGGCAACAACTGGCTTGACACAGTTGATATTTAGTGTATAACTAAGATCTCTTTGACTCTATAAAAAGGATATAGAATGAGTAATGAATTAGCAATAGCAACAGAACGTGGTCAATCAATGGCTGAACTTATGGGTGTATCTTCTGCACCTTCTCAAGATTATACGCCAAGCATATCACGATTGGGTATGCTACATCAGCCTATCATGGGTGAGGTAGATCTCAATGGCAAGATGATAAAGACAGAGGTAGTACCTGTAGGTGCATTCACCCTCAAGACAGGGGATGATATCGTCTACAGTGTAGGTGCAACTATCCGTGTCTTTGCCCAACGCAATCAGTGGCAACGTTGGAACAGTGAGACTGAAGAGATGGAGAAGTCTGTGATGTCTAACAATCTCAACGGTGACTTGAAGGATAGCATTGGTGGGTTTAACTTAGGTAGACCTACTGGTTACATCGAAGACTTCAACTCACTAGACGAAGCTACCAAGCAAGTGATACGTTCAGTCAAACGTGTCGTAGTCTACTACGGTACAGTCACACTGGACAACCCCACTAATGAAAAAGGTGAAGCTGTTGATGCAGTAGAGTCCGTACCATTTGTGTTGGATGTCAAGAATCGTGACAGCTTGAAGAGTATCAATGGTGTGATGGGTCACCTTAAAAAGAAGAACTTACTACCTATCTTATCTACTATAAAACTAGAGGGTGTTGAAGATAGCATACCTACTGGTGCTAAGTTTGGTAAGATACATGCTACCCTGGGTGAGCCTGTGGAAATTAGTAGTGTTGATAATGATATGCTCAAAGACTTCTTAGAACTTATTGAGTATAGCAATGGTAAGATCTTAGACCTACACCATGAACGTGCTAAAGTCCACGCTGATGAAGACGAAGCTTTGGTACAAGAGATACTAGACAATGAGTTTGTAGAGGTGGATGAATAATGAACCACCCTGCTGAACTAATGGTCTTTAGCTTCCTGCAGAAGGCTATGTCTGGTGAAGCTACTATGACAGAGGAGGTAGCCACTCAGGTTGCCTCCGATGTTAAGGCTGCGTTGGACAAACAGTTTAACTCTGGTCCTCGTGACGAGTTCAAGCTACGTATGTCTAACATAGGCAGACCTAAATGCCAGTTGTGGTTTGAGAAAAATGACCCTGAAGATAAGATACCATTACCTCCACACTTCCTGATGAACATGATCCTTGGTGATATTGTTGAGGCTGTGTTCAAAGGATTACTACGTGCAGCAGGTGCTGAGTTCAAAGATAATGATAACGTCACACTCAAGCTACCTGATGGACAGGAGATCAATGGTGAGTACGACATGGAAATGGATGGTAAGATAGATGATGTAAAGTCTGCTTCACCTTGGTCATACAATAACAAGTTTGACTCATTCGAATCCCTATCTAAAGGTGATGGCTTCGGTTACATACCTCAGTTAGTCGGCTATTCAGAGGCTGCAGGAAAAGAGGTAGGTGGTTGGTGGGTGGTCAACAAAGGCAACGGTGAGTTTAAGTACATCAGTGCGGCTGACGTTGATCGTGAAGCAGTGTTAAAGGACATCCAAGATACGGTAAATTATATAGAGAAAGACGAGCCATTCAAGAGATGCTTTGAGTCTGTGCCTGAGACATACTTTAAGAAACAATCAGGTAACTTAATACTTAACAGTGCATGTAAGTTTTGTAGCTACAAGCACAAGTGTTGGGATACACTACAGACACTACCATCAAGGGTATCTAAAGCTAAGAACCCACCTGAAGTAGACTACGTATTCATAGGTGATGGCCTTGCCACGTAGACATAACAAAAGATTATATCGTAGCGGTCTTGAACAAGAGGCTGCTGCGTTTCTAAAGACTAGACAGAAGACAGTAGAGTATGAGAAGATAAAGATAGAGTGGGAAGACTTACGCTATCGCACATACATACCTGACTTTGAATTAGACAACGGAGTAATAATAGAAACTAAAGGCATATTTAGTCCTGCAGATAGACGCAAACATTTAGAGATACAGAGACAGCATCCAAAGCTAGACATCAGGTTTGTATTCAGCAACGCTAAACAAAGACTTTACAAAGGAGCCAAGTCTAGGTACTGTGACTGGTGTGAACAAAAAGGTTTCAAGTGGGCGCATCGTGTTATACCTGAAGGTTGGTTACTAGAGAAGGGCAGTCGTATGAAAGTACAACGTGTCGTAGTTAAAAGGAAATCCTAATGGGTAATGAAATACATGACGATGAAGTTGCAATAATTATAAAGCCTGACATAGATGAAGATGGTACATGGACAGGTGAACTAAAGACAGGTTTGTTGTTTGGTAGCAGCAGTAATCCTATGGCTACTAGGAATGCTATGGACTTAGCTTTAACTATGGCAGCATCTATAAATGTAATAGAACAATTTCCTGATCTGTATGAATACTTTGAAGAAGCTAGACATGAGTTGCTAAAGGAAATGTTTCCTAAACAATATGCTGAATCAGAGCTTGCAGTCGAGAAAGAAATGGAGTATGAAACTGAGGGTAACGTAATCAAGTTAACCAAGTGGACAAAGACAATGGGTGAAGCATGAGTGATGACTTTAGTATAGAGGATATGATTAAGGACTTTGATGAAATGGAAAAAGATTTGGTGAACCATCCACCACACTACAACCAAGCAGGTATAGAATGCATTGACGCTATCATGGCTGCAACTAACCATAACAAAGAAGGATACTTACAAGGTAACATACTGAAGTACGTATGGAGGTATGACTACAAGGGTGGCTTAGAAGATTTGCAAAAGGCACAATGGTATCTAAACAAACTTATTGAGGTATACAAAGAGAAGCACAAATGATACGCAAGTTTAGTGTCACGTATGTGATGGAAGTAGATGAGGATAATAACTTCTTATCTGCTCACGAAGAAGGGCAT